ACTTTATTGACAAAGTTGTTGATAGTAAAATTGAACCGTTTATTGAAAAATGTTTTAACGAAGTTGCTGAATATACAAATGCGTTTCAACAAAAAATGGTAATGAAACGTGAAGTAATCGCAGACAAAGGTATATGGACTGCCAAAAAAAGATATATCTTAAATGTATTAGATGAAGAAGGTATTAGATTAGAAAAACCTAAATTAAAAATTATGGGTATTGAGGCAGTTAAATCATCAACGCCTGAAGTTTGTAGAGGTAAAATTAAAGAATGTATTAATATGATTATGACCAAAGAAGAATCAGATGTACAAAAATTTATTGCTGATTTTAAAAAAGACTTCTTCACAATGAGATCAGAGCAAATATCTTTTCCTAGAAGTTGTAATAATCTAAAAAAATATAGAGATAGTAGTAATGTTTTTATTAAAGGCACGCCTATTCATGTTAAAGGTTCTTTGATTTATAATCATAAAATAAAAGATATGAATTTAGATTATAAGTATCCTTATATTAATGATGGTGATAAAATTAAATTTATTAAATTACTAGAGGCAAATCCATTTAAGTTTGATGTAATAAGTTATGTAACTAAATTACCTAGTGAATTTAATTTAGAAAAGTTTATTGACTATGAAACACAATTTGAAAAAACTTTTATTGACCCTATTAGTTTTATATTGAATGCTATAGGTTGGTCGCCTGAACCAAAAGCAACTTTAGAAAGTTTTTTTGAATGAGTTTAATGGAGTTTACATTGATGTTAGGTATCTCATTACATTGGGGTTTTGCCACAGGTGGTATACTAGCTATGAAAACAGATTGGTCAATACCTAGATTTCTTTTAATATGTTTAATGATAAGATACTTTTTATTAAGTTATAATGTTTAATACAACAAAAAAATATGGAGTAATATATGCTGATCCGCCTTGGACATTTAAAACGTATAGTGACAAAGGAAAAGATAGAAGTCCTGAAAAACACTATGATGTGCTTAATCTCACTGACATTATTCGGTTACCTGTGTGTGACCTTGCTAAGAATGATTCAGTCTTATTGATGTGGGTTATTGACCCTTTACTAGACAAAGCATTTGAAGTAATTAAAGGTTGGGGTTTCACTTACAAGACTGTAGGATTTACCTGGGCAAAAACTAATAGAACAAGACCAGGTTATTTTACTGGTTTAGGATACTGGACTAGAGCCAATCCTGAAATGTGTTTACTTGCTACAAAAGGTAAACCTAAAAGACTTGCTAAGAATATACCTCAGTTAGTAGTATCAGAAAGACAAAGACACTCACAAAAACCTTTACTACATAAACAAATAGAAAAATTAGTAGATGGTCCTTACATAGAACTATTTGCTAGACAAAAACCTTATGACAATTGGGATTATTGGGGTAACGAAGTTTGACCTTGACTTTAGCAATATTATGTGTTATATTATGTTATTTACCTGTAATCTTAATGTTACTATTGTGGAACAATGAAGAACGATAATTTATACACTGAATTAATAAATTTTAAAGACGAGAATGGATTACCTGTATGTGATTCTATTCAATTTAAGAGACTTACGGACACTTATACAAAAGAAGTTTTTAGAGAGACTTTATCAGAATATATTGCCACTGAAAAACCTAAATTTCCTCTAAGAACTATAACAAAAGAAAAAGTTAGAGAAGTATTTTATGACTTAATTAACTTTGATACATCAAAGATTTGTACACCTGAAGAACAAAATCAAAATAATGTATTTGAAAAATATGATGATTACAAATACCCATATAGCAAATATGGTTTAGGTTTGATCGAGGCGTCTTCTCAGTTTAACGATATATCAAATGCCTTTCACCAAGATTTAAGATTAGATTGTGGCACATGGCAATTTAAATCACCTAAAGAAACATGGGAAAAAGGTACAGCAAAAGAGATATGGTCAACACTAGGTGGATTATGGCGTGGTGTAAACAGTAGAAAAGATTTATCACCTGAAAGTTATATTGAAGTTATTAGATTAGGTACATATATTGCTACACAATTTAAACCTGTTGTAGCAAAAACTATCTATGATATGACTAACGCAAGATATGTATTAGATACTAGTTGTGGTTGGGGCGATAGACTTGCTGGGTTTTATGCTTCTAACGCTTTCTTTTATGTAGGTTGTGATCCTAATCCTAATACGTTTGAGAGATATAAAGAACAGTGTTTATACTATGAGAAGTTAAATGGTTGTAATGATCCTGAAATATATGAACACGAACACTACTTTAATATATTAGGTAATAAACATGTTAGTATATTTAAAATGGGTTCTGAGGATTTAAATGAAATACAACTAAGTTTAAAAAATGTTACTCGTGGTGATCCTTTGTGTACAGGTAAATTTGATGTGGCATTTACTAGTCCTCCTTATTTCTCTACTGAAAAATATAACGCAGGTTATGATGAAGAAGAAAATCAAAGTTGGTCTAAGTATGATACATATGAAAAGTGGCGTGATAACTTTTATTTAAAAACTGCTGAGATAGTTGACAAATATGCGACATATAATTTTGTAAACATTATGGACCCAATGGTTAAAGGTAAAAGATATAGAAGTGGTGATGAGTTAGTTGATAGATTTAAAGATAAATTTTTAGGTCAAATAGGTATGAAGATTAGACAAAGACCTAAGTCAGACAAACTATTTGAAAGTGAAGAAGAAAAGAAAAAATTTGAATCATCTACTTTCATAGAAAATGTTTGGTGTTTTGGTCCTAAAGATAAGTTAGACTTTTTTAGAAACAGCAGAGTTGCTACATTAGACCAGTTTTTTGAATAAATAGTTATGATGACTATACAACCAAAAGATTACAATTCTAAAAAAGAATATTGGGACTACCAACGAAAGGTAGAATACAATAGAGAACAAATAAACATGATGTCAGAAAGATTTGATGGCAGAGTGTATGGTGATTTCGGTATGGTTAGTGTAGATGAGATTAAAAATAAACTATGGAATAAAATTGATCCTGCTGAGTATGAAGAACCACCTGAAGACTGGATACCAAAAGATCCTAAATATCAGTTGTGGTATGAAGACGGCAAATTAGATGTTAAACAACTATCGCCTACAGCAAGAAAAGTTATATTAAGAGCAAAAAAAGATTATGAAAGAACAAACGAATTGGGAAAAAAGTATTGAATACTTTGGCACCCGAACTTTAGGTTATAGCGAAGTACCAGAATATGTGATGAACTTCTTAAAAGAAGAAGATGAATCTAACAAAATACCTTTTCAAACACAATTAGCAGGTCATATTAAAAAAGAATATGGTTTTAAAAATGTACCTGGTGAAGTGTCAACATGGATTACAAGTCAATCATTAAACTTTTCTAAAATGAATGATATTGTGATTGCTAGAGCAAAACATAATACAGAATTAAGCGAAGTTGTTTTAGATAAATTATGGATTAATTATCAAAAGAAACATGAGTTTAATCCTTTTCATAAACATACAGGTTTTATATCATTTATAATATTTGTAAAAATACCATACGATTTAGAAGAAGAATTAAAAGTATTTCCAGAAATGAATAAACAAGGTGATTTTAATGTAAATTCTACATCTAAACTTTGTTTTTTAAATACAGATTTATTAGGTGAACCTATGTTTGATTCGATACCAGTTGATAAAAGTTTTGAAGGTAAAATGCTTATGTTCTCTGCTAGTCAATATCACGCTGTTTACCCTTTCTATACTAGTGATGAAGAACGAATTACAGTGTCAGGTAATCTAAAATTTAAGACTAACCTTGACTAAATAGATGAGATATGTTATATTAATGAGATTAAATTATAGGAGTTTGATATGAGCAATTTTTTAAAAGATATAATAAAAGAAACAGGCAATGAATACGCTACAATCGTAGCAGACGGTGTTGATTCAGCAGACGTAACAAGTTTTATAGACACAGGCTCTTATTCATTTAATGCTTTATTATCAGGTAGTATCTACGGTGGTATGCCTGGAAACAAAATTACAGCAATCGCAGGTGAGGCTGCTACAGGTAAAACATTTTTTGCCTTAGGTATTTGTAAACATTTTTTAGATACAGATAAAGACGCAGGTGTAATTTACTTTGAGTCAGAAAGTGCTATCTCAAAAGAAATGATTGAGAGTAGAGGTGTTGATTCAGGTAGAATGGTTATTGTGCCTGTTGCTACAGTACAAGAATTTAGAAGTCAATCAATTAAAATTATTGACAAATATTTAGAACAACCAGAAGATAAAAGAAAACCTTTAATGTTTGTATTAGACAGTTTAGGTATGTTGTCTACTACAAAAGAAATGGAAGACACAGCTGCTGGTAAAGAAACAAGAGATATGACTAGATCACAAATAGTCAAATCTACGTTTAGAGTTTTAACACTTAAATTAGGTAAAGCAAATATACCTATGATTATGACGAACCACACTTATGACGTGATAGGTTCTATGTTTCCACAAAAAGAAATGGGCGGTGGTTCAGGTTTGAAATATGCCGCTTCATCAATCATCTATCTAGGTAAAAGAAAAGAAAAAGAAGGCACAGAGGTAGTTGGTAATATTATTCATTGTAAAAATTATAAATCAAGGTTAACAAAAGAGAACGCACAAATTGATGTCAAACTAACTTACAAACAAGGATTAGACAAGTATTACGGTTTGTTAGAACTTGGCGAACAAGCAGGTGTATTTAAGAAAGTATCTACAAGATATGAAATGCCTGATGGTTCTAAAGTATTTGGTAAAAACATCAATGACGATCCAGAAAAATATTTTACAAAAGAAGTATTAGACAAGATTGATGAATATGCCAAAAGAAAATTCACCTACGGACAAGACGAAGAATAGTAAATACGTTTTTGCTCAGAGACAAGGAGACGACTTTAGTTGTATAAAACTAACTGAAGGTAAATTTAAAAACGTTATATACAAATATAATCACGTCAAATTTTCTCAAACAGAGAACGCTGAAGGTCAAATACCTTTAAAATTTACATTTGATATTCTAGCAAATCCTAACAAAGCCAGCATTGACACCGAAGAATTTAAAGTGTATATTGGCGATATATTAATCGAACTAGTAGAGAAACAATTACAAGATGGCACCATTGTCTTTGAATAATAACGAAAGAATAGAAATAACTATATTGAGAAATTTAGTCTTCAATGAAGACTTTACTCGTAAAGCATTACCTTTTATTAAATCTCATTATTTTAATAAAAAAGAAGAACAGTTTTTATTTGAACAAATCAATAAGTTTGTTACTGATTATAAAAATCTACCTACAAAAGAAGCAATCTCAATAGAACTAAATCAAAGAAAAGATATTAACGAAGAGCAATTAAAGTCTGTAAAAGAAGTATTATCTAATTTAACACATGAAGAAGTTGAACAACAGTGGTTGTTAGATACAACAGAAAAGTTTTGTAAAGACCGTGCCGTACATAATGCTGTATTAGATGGCATAAAGATATTAGATAATAAAGATAAGAAAAGAACACCAGAGGCAATACCTCATATTTTATCTGAAGCATTAGCCGTTAGTTTTGACAATCATATTGGGCATGATTATCTTGGCGATGCTGAAGATAGATTTACATGGTATCATACAAAAGAAAAAAGATATAAGTTTGATTTATCTTTCTTCAACAAGATTACAAAAGGCGGTGTGCCTAGTAAAACTTTAAATGTTGCTCTCGCAGGTACAGGTGTCGGTAAATCTTTGTTTATGTGTCATGCTGCCTCAGCATTTTTGACACAAGGTTTAAATGTGTTGTATATAACTTTAGAAATGGCTGAAGAACGTATTGCTGAAAGAATAGACGCTAACTTATTTGATGTAACAATAGATGATTTACATACAATGCCGAAACAATTGTATGATAATAAGTTATCAAAACTACAAAACAAAACAACAGGTCAATTAATTATAAAAGAATATCCTACTGCTTCTGCTCATAGTGGTCATTTTAGAAGTTTACTAAATGAACTTGCGTTAAAGAAATCATTTAGACCAC